CCCCAAGCTAAATTTCCATATGTATCTCTACCCCAACCTTCACCAATTAAAAATGTATCATCAATAGTTACAGCTCCAGAGGAGGTTGAAGCAGCAATTCCAGTTACTGGGACTCCTATATCTACTACCTCTGTACCTATAGAAGTTGTTAAAGCTTGACCTGTGACTGTCGTAGCAAAAGAAATACCAGCGGTAATATTTCCTGTGGTTGGAGTAATCGCTTGTCCTGTAACTGATATATTAGCATCAGCAGTTACAGTGGTAGATCCAGCAGAGGTTGATAAAGCTTGTCCTGTTACATTTTCAAAAGGTTGTAGTTGTCCCCAGGCATTTACGTTCCAGGCATCACCTCCCCAACCTACTTCAATTATTCCTTCTGCTGTAACATTTCCAATAGATGATGTTGAAGATTGACCTGTGACGGACTGATTTACGTTACCTTGTTGGCCCCATAAACCAGTATTCCATGTTAGTGATCCCCATGTATTAGCCATCCGTCACAGATTCCATTCATTATGCGATTCTTAAAATAGCTGCCGAAGTAGTGAATGCAGGAAATTGAATTGTAAAAGTTCCTGAAGTCGCTGTTTTATCTCCGCCAAAATCTAGAACAGCAACAGCATCTGTCGTGTTTGATCCACCTGATGTAGTCGTGTTATAAATTAAAGCACCTCTTGCTGTTAATGTAACACCAACAAAAGATAGATCTGCAAAGTCTGTAATAGCAGTGTTAGTTGCTAATGATGTTCCGACATTTACCAAAGCTTTACCACCAGCTGTGTAACCAGATGGCGAAGTAACTTCATTTGTAGTTGCATATCCAACAGTTGATTTTCCTAAAGTTGCTGAGTTTGTAAACATTGCAAGTTTGTATGTGCTTCCGTTAGGAGCAGCTTGAAACTTGTGAGCACCTTCTAATAACTCCTTTTTGAAAGAATTACATATTGCGTTAGTTGTTATAGCCATATTTTCTCCTTATTAATAAGTTGTGTTAGGAGACGGAGATGGTATTTTAATTCTTGGAACACCATCATCGTACTCCGCACGTCTTCTTCTGCCCATTTGTTGTAGGGCAAAATTTTGTATTTCTTCATTATACTTTGAATTATATAGATTGTATAGGTTATCAGGTCCTTTTAAAAATCTAAAACACTCAGCAAGAACACCGTGTAAAAGCATTGACTCTTGATAAGTAGATATGAATGTATTTGTAGATGAGTTGAAATGTGGTGGATCCTGAATATAGTTAATTTGAACTGTATCAGCAGCAGCGGGTGTTGGAGCCACAATAATATTAAAATCATCAAAATTTGCAAAGTATTTAGGTGTTCCTTGTTTACCTGTTCCGTTAAATTCTGAAATAAAACTTGAGTCTTTTTTTTCTAAAAAAGTTCTATTACCACCTGAATCAATGTGCTCTACAGATCTCATCACAATTAAATCAGCAGGTAAGGATACAGCTCTGTTTCCAGCTGTAAATGTTGAGGTTGCTGCTCTTCTTAAATCATCATAATCTACTCTTCCAGCTATATCTATTTCTACATTTCTTATAAATTGGTCGATTAATGTATCACTTAAAACTGTACTAGAAACTTCAGTGTAGTTTCTTACTTGTGTTAGAAAATTAGCGTGTGTTATAGCCATTATGTTATACTCACTGTTATGTTGCCAATAGTGGCACTTAATTGTCTTCGTCTATTCTGTAATGATCCATCATCTGGAACCATAGATGAAATAGATGTGGTTATTCCATTTCCTGTAAAATTTTGTGAAAAAACACCAAATCCAAATATGCCTGGTAATGTTAAATTAATCACCTGAACTTGAGTTCCTCCTGAATCAGAAATTGTAATATCATTATTAAATTTTTGAGCAGGTTGTTGAAACTTCATTGGTCTTGCATTTTGTATCGCTATAGCGTCCGCAACAGTTCTTCTTCTTCTAATCTGTGGTTGTTTAGGTTCAAATTCAGTGTAATGCACTAATGATCCATTCCATTCTCTGACCATTTCACTGTACGGAAACTCCATACCAGATCTGTCAGATATCGCTTTAGCATATTTTCCTGTTGCAAATTTAGACATTATATACTCGTTGGGTAAAAGTTTTGTGGAGTTATAAATGTAGATGCTCTTTGACCATCTTCATCTAACGCTCTTTTTAATTCATCTTCATAAATCATTTTGTTTTGTTGCACTAGCTGTGGGTTTTTCTTCATAGATAAATAGTATGCTAAACCTGCACACATGCATGGTAAAAATCTGTATGCAACATCTGCTTGATCTGTATAAGCTCCCGCATCTTCTATTCTTTTTATTACAAAGTATTTCAATACTGTATAAGTGCTTAAATCTGGTGTTTGGTATAAATTTATGACAGGTGTTGTTTGCCTATCTACATAATACTGTGATGGTGTACCTGTTTCAAATTTATTAGGTATAGCTGCATATGCAGATCTATCTATCTTTGTTAATGATATATCTTGAGTGTTTGAAGTGTTAGATGCAGCAGCTGTAGAAGATATAAACGCTTCAAGCACATCGTTTACATCAGAAGATACAGTATAAGATGCTTGTCCCGCAACAAGTGTATTTTCATCTTGTTCGACCTTCCAAAGATGTATGCCTCTATTACCCCACTCTGCAAATAATAAGTTAAGAGATCTTCTGGCAGATTTTAAATCATAACCTGAACTAGTTACAATTGCACATCTCTCATATGCCTCTTGTATAATGTCATCTATGTTTAAATCAAATCCTGTAGTCCCAGATGTAGCCATTATAATATATCCTTATAGTAATCCATTAATCCACCACCTTTTTTCTTAACTACTTTTTCAAGTGCTTTTGCTTGTCCCGCATGTGCTTTAGATGCTTTTTTTAATTTAGCAGCTACAGTTTTAATTGTAGACTCACCACCATTTTTAAATTTTCTTTTCTTAAAAGGTGATTCCGATGGTCTCTGTGGCTCTGGTCTTACAGGCATTTGTACACGTTTGCCTCTTTTTCTAGTCCTTCTAGGGTCAATAAGTTTTACTGGTTCAAAACCACGAGAGCCCACTTTCATCGGTCTTTCAGTTATAGCAACTCTTGAACCTTTACCTAAATCAGATTTAATTTTAGCAGCTTCAGCTTTTAAATTTACTTGATCAGTTGTTTTTTTTGATGCTACTCTAATACGATTACCTCTCTTTTGAAATCCAGTAATAAATCTTGTTTCTGGGTCATAAGCATCAGGTTGTGTTGTTAATCTTTTTACGTTTTGAGCAGCTGTTGCTGTCATCTCTTTTTTCTTTTTTGCATATTTTCCACCATAAGGTTGCATTTCTGCAAAAGTTTTTGGTGATCCCGAAGATAATGTCATTACACCTTTAGGAGCTTTACCATAACTTTTAAATATATCACTCATTCTTCCTCCCACTTTTGGTTTTGATTTAGGTAATTTACCTTTATCTCTTCTTTCAGCTGCATCAGCTTTATCAAAAGCTTTCATCGCCTCTCCTTTAGAAATTACTTTACCTTTTTTATCTTTATAAACTACACCATTTTCTCCAGTCCCTTTTTTTAAACCAGGAAGTTTTGGTTGTCTTCTAATTTCTTTAAATTTATCTAATACTTTTTGTAATCTTTTTGGATCATTGCCAATAGCTTTTAATAATAATTTTGGTATATTTTTACCAATCATACCTGATCTATTTCTTCTGCTCATAATTTAAATCCTTTTAACATATCCCCATAATAATTGACTAGACTATCGTTACTTACTTTCCTACCTGCTATTTCAGATTTCATATAAGATCCAATATATTTTTCACGTTGTGCATCTCCTGGAGCTTTTGTAGTGGTTTGACTAAACATAGCTCTACCCATGGCAGCTTTTTCAACACCTTTTATTTTGCCTTTATTTTTTGTGGCATAAAAAATAGCAGTGCCTTTTTTCTTACCATATTGCTCCTGCATAGAGCTCATGATTTTTTTACCTTTTTTATTTAATGGCACTAGTCCTCCTTTTTAGCGGCCGCTTTGAGAGCATTAGTCTCCTTTTTGCGGTTGTACAACTTCTTTGAGTTTATCACTTTTGAACGGAATGTTCTAGACCTTACGAGTTTTGCGTATGGATTCTTTTGCTTTTCTTGCAATATTAACTACCTCTGTTTTACCCATAACCTTAGCTCTTTGTTCCATTACTGTTAATATTTGTATTTTCCTTGCAAACGGTTTAGATACCTTTTTAACTTTTGCAGCAGTCGCACGAGCATCAGCAGGAGTCGCAAACTTAATTCTAACAGTATCTTTAGGATTCTCATCTGTGTATAATCTCCTATCAGAGCCTTTTGGTTTTTTTCCAGTTCCAACTAATGGATCTCTTTTTTTCATAATTATAAGTCTGTTGCGTTTCCTATCACAGGTTTGTATTTTGTTTTACCATCTTCTTTGTAAGCTCTCAACAATTGTTTTCTTGGATTATCAGCTACCCAAGAACAGTGGACCCATCCGCTGTTGGGTTCTCCAGGAGTGAAGAACTCTAATATCATTTGGTCCCAATCGAGATTTGCTTTGATCCAATCAAAAACTTCAGCGTTGCTTGTGCCCAGACATTCGAAATCAACCGCTTCAGCACGGGTATGTTGTGATTTTAAACTGCTACCTATTTTTAGGCACAGCTCAGGGGAACGGAAACAGCTAGTAACCGTAACTCTGCCAAAGTGATCACGCACTGGTTGTAGAATATTTTCACAAAGTAATTTTAATTTTTCTATTTGATCTGCGTTTGGATTATTATCAATACCAAGCCTGATGGCTGTATCTGATTTGATAAGCTCTGAAAGGCTAAAGTTCCGTGTTAATTTCATTATTGTCTCCTTTATCTGATACCCATGTTTGTATACTTAATCTAGGATGTGTCTTTTTTAAATTTGAGTTTACCTTATGTTTAAGACCAGATTCAACAATAACCACTGAATTTCCTTTGATTGGTATAAAACCTGAACCTAAATTAGATTTAAACATAAATTCACCGCCCCAAGACTCGTGCCATGTTTTATTAAAATAATACGTTACAGCATATTTTCTACCTTCATCATTAGAATCATTATGCCATCCTAAATGATTACCATATTCAAATTTTCTAATATGACTGTGAAAATTCATTTTTTTAAAATCAATAAAACTATTGTATTTTAACAATGTATGAAAAATAAAAAAAAATTTAGAATCTATACCATTTTCATTTTGACCGAATGAATATGAATTATCCTCTTCTTCCTCTTTAAATTTTCTCCAGGTTATTTTAGTTTTATTCATACCTTTACTATTTCTTATTTTTATTACATTTTTGTACATTCTTTTGTACTCATGTTCTGGCAAAAAATTGTGTATCCAAAAAAGTTTGTCGTGAAAGTTAAACGCTAGGTTCATCCTTTTCTTCCATTTGATAAAACATTTTATCAGAATCCTCCGTTACCATTTTCGTAGCTTCCGCATCCCAGTAAGTAGTTTGGACTTTATAGTCTGGCCAACTTGTGTCAGTAGTAAAACTATTAATGTGCCAAAGAAGGCGATTGTTAGGCTGAGCTGCGTAAT